AGCCCAATTTTTTTGCAGAGATAGTTTTTTCTGTAACTAATTTTTCTGCTAGACAAGGCTTTCGCGCGCGCGTAGTCATCCCATTCTCCTCCCACCGTCCCACCGTGGGCGGCACCTAGGGCGAGCGGTTTTCTCCTTTCTCCGCTCGCCCACTTTTCCAACAGTTGCGGTTTGCGGATTTTTGCCGTATTTCCGAAACCATTATGACTAAAACTGCGAAACCACCGCGTAAGCCCAGCACTGGCGGCGTGATTATCGGCTCGGATTACGATGCAGCCCGCACTCGCAAGATGAACGCGGATGCGGAGATTGCCGAGCTTGAACTAGCCCGGATTCGCGGAACATTATGCCTGACAGATGATGTGGTCGCCGCCTGGGAAAGCGTTCTTCAGGCTGCGAAGGCGAAGTTCCTCGCCCTGCCGACCAAGATTGCCCCGATTGCCGCAAATGAAACCGATGTGGGTGTTGTAAAGGACTTGCTGGAGCAGCAACTGCGTGAAGCACTTTCCGAACTAGCAAACTACCAGCCGAAGATTGACCCAGTTAAGACCGCAGCATCAATCGACGCAGATCCGGTTGAGGAACCGCCTGCACCCAAGAAGCGCGGCAGACCGCGTAAGGCAACTAGGGTCGGCAAATGACACCCACACTCGACCCATCTATTAGAGAGGGTGCGCTGACCAGATTTGGCGCAGCGATGGAGCAACTGAAGCCGCCGCCCAGATTGAGTGTGGCCGAGTGGGCGGACCTAGAGCGCAGGCTCGATAGCCAATCGTCTGCCGAACCGGGGCGCTGGATTACTGCTCGTGCAGAATACCAGCGCGGTATTATGGATGCGTGTTCCGACCCTTCGGTGAAAGAGGTGGTGGTTATGTGCGCTGCCCAGCTCGGCAAGTCAGAAATCCTGCTGAATACTATCGGCTATCATATGGCGCATGACCCAGCACCAATTCTGATGATGCAGCCTACCGTTGACATGGCGCAGTCATTCTCGAAGGACCGCGTGACGGCTGGCTTACTACGCTCAACCCCAGCCCTGCGTGGTAAAGTGAAAGACAGTAAGGCAAAAGATGCAAACAATACGACTCTTCATAAGGTATTCCCTGGTGGCGCTCTGTCTCTTGTTGGGGCTAACAGTCCATCTTCCCTTGCTTCTCGTCCGATCCGTGTCGTTCTGTGTGACGAGGTTGACCGATACCCTCCTAGTGCGGGTGAGGAAGGCGACCCTATATCTCTCGCAAAGCGCAGAGCGGCTACGTTCTGGAACAGGAAGATAATCGAGGTTTCAACTCCGACCAATCGCGGTGCCAGCCGGATTGAACTTGCATACGAGGAATCGGACAAGAGAAAGTTCATGGTGCCCTGTCACGATTGTGGCGAGCGGCAAGAGTTGGTGTGGTCACAGGTTCAATGGACAGACCCCAAGAATCCGCACTATGCCTGCGAGCATTGTGGTTCATGTTGGACTGACGCAAATCGTAACAGGGCGATTGCTAGGGGCGAGTGGGTAGCAACCAAACCGTTCAATGGCATGGCTGGATTTCATCTTAGCGCACTGTATTCGCCTTGGGTGGTTCTGGCGGATGCTGTCGAGGAGTTCTTGGCATCCAAGAAAGACCCGATGCGATTGAAGACCTTCGTGAACACCTTCCTGGGCGAAACGTGGGAAGACCAAGGTGAGGGCGTGGATGATGTCGAAATAGCGAAGCGCCGGGAAGATTACGAAGATATGCCGGATCAGGTTGTAATGTTGACGGCTGGCGTTGACGTTCAGGATGACCGATTGGAGGTAGAGGTTGTCGGTTGGGGCGCAGGCGAAGAGAGTTGGTCGATTGACTATCGCGTCCTGCATGGCGACCCGTCATCTCCACAACTTTGGCAACAATTAGATGAGGTCTTGCTCCGCACCTTCGAGCATCCGATTGGCAAGCCGATGATTATTCGCGCTACTTGCGTTGACTCTGGCGGACACCACACAAGGGCGGTTTACAATTATGCCAAAACTAGAGCTGGGCACAGGGTGTTCGCCATCAAGGGTGTTGGCGGTGAGGGCAAGCCCATTGTAGGTCGCCCCAGCAAGAACAATATAGGCAAGGTTCCGCTTTATCCAGTTGGTGTCGATACTGCCAAGGAAATGTTTTATGCAAGACTGAGAATGGAGGAGCCGGGACCAGGATACTGCCACTTCCATCAGCGCTTTGATGACGAACACTTCCGCCAATTAACGGCTGAAAAGCAGGTTATTCGATACCACAAGGGATACCCGAAGCGCGGCTGGATAAAGACGCGAACACGAAATGAGGCTTTGGACGTAAGGATTTATGCGATTGCGGCCCTTGCAATCTTAAATGTCAATCTGGACAACATTGCGAAAAGATATTTTTCTGATATAGATAAGGATGAAGACTTGCAGGTTTCACGTGAGCGAGCCAATCCTCTTGCCAATCCTAGGGCGGCGGCGAGAAGAAAAGGTGGGTTCGTGAATAATTGGCGGTGATGAATGGCTAATCTCTTCGATGCGGCAAATGCACCAGAAGGCGAACCAGAAACGGTAGTCGTTGGCGACTTCATCCAATGGAAGCGCAGCGATTTGGTGCAGGACTATCCTGTCGCCACGCATTCTGCCACCTATGTTGCTCGTATAACTGGTGGTGGCGCTAATGAAATTCAGGTGACTGGCAGCGAGTCTGACCCAACCTGTTATCTGTTTACTGTTGATAGCGCCACATCTGAGGACTTTGAGCCTGGTTACTACCACTGGCAACTTGAAGTCACCGAAACGGCCAGTGGCAACCGTATTGTTGTCGATACAGGCACGTTCACGGCGCTTCCTGATCTTGATGTAAACAACACAGATCCGCGCACCCATGCGGAAATCATGTTGGATAAAATTCAATCGATCTTGCAGGGTCGTGCAGACAGTGATGTCAGCTCCTATTCCATCCAAGGGCGTTCATTGTCTAAAATGGCAATTAACGATCTTTTGCAGTGGCGTGATTATTACCGCCGCGAAGTGAAGAAGGAAAAGCGGGATTCGGACATTAAGAATGGCCGTGGCACTAGCACAACCGTGAAGGTTAGATTCCTATGAGCATTTGGCGTGAAATCTTAGGCCTGCCACAAAAACAAAAGCAGATTCAGCGCAGAAACTATCATGCGGCCAGCACGAGTCGCTTGTTTGCGGACTTCACTTCCAGCAATCGGAGTGCCGACAGCGAACTTCGCTATGATTTAGTTTTAATGCGTAACCGCTCGCGGGAACTGGCTCGCAATGATGTTTATGTGAAGCGGTATCTTGCCTTGCTGAAAACGAATGTAGTCGGTGATCAGGGGATGACACTTCAGGTCAAGGCTCGCAACTCTGACAATAGCATGGATGTCATCGGAAACGGCATCATCGAGCAGGCATGGAAGCAGTTCGGGATGAAGGGCAACTGCTCGGCTGATGGCCGAAAATCTTGGGTTGACCTTCAGCAATATGTCATTGAATCTGTTGCGCGTGATGGCGAAGCCTTCGTGCAAATCGTTCGTGGCGCACAGTTTCCACACGGAATTGCATTCCATCCATTAGAAGCTGACATGATTGACGAGCAGAAGAATGCTCGCGCAAAGAACGGCAATCGTATCCGCATGGGGATCGAGGTCGATAAATATGATCGCCCAGTTGCCTATTGGGTGCGTAAACAACACCCAGGCGATTACGATATGTCTAGCTATAAAAGCGCAGAGACAGATCGTATTCCTGCGGAAAACATCATTCACGTTTACGATCAAATCCGTGCTGGACAAACACGCGGAGAGCCTTGGATGGCTCCGGCTATTAGCCAGCTCAAGATGCTAAACGCACATCGTGAGGCAGAGTTGGTTGCAAGCCGAATGGCTGCTTCAAAGATGGGCTTCTTCATAAGCGAAAGCGGTGACGAGGTTCCCGCAGATGATTATGACGGCAAGGTTCCTATTATTGATGCCGAGCCGGGTGCGTTCCATCAATTACCTGCTGGCGTTGACTTCAAACCATTTGACGCAAATCACCCATCTTCTGCCTTTGCTGAATTTGAGAAGGGCATTCTTCGCGGACTAGCCTCTGGTCTGGGCGTTTCTTATGCCTCTCTATCAAATGATTTGGAGGGAACATCTTATAGCTCTATCCGTCAGGGGGCATTAGAGGAGCGTGATGCTTACAGGCGTGTTCAGTCATTCCTGTTGCAACACTTCGTGATCCCAGCCTATTCGCAATGGCTGCGACACGCTATGGAATTTAATGTTGTGCCGATTCCCGCAACGCGGTTTGACAAGTTCTTTGACGCAAGTGTGTTTCGTCCACGCGGCTGGCAATGGGTTGACCCACAGAAAGAAATCAATGCGGCTGTCACGGCCATGCACAATGGCATCATGTCGATGCAGGATGTCTCTAATCAATATGGTCGGGACATTGAGGAAACCTTCTCCCAAATTCAACGGGATCAGGAACTGGCAGAAAGCCTGGGTCTGAGCCTCGCATTCCAACCGTTTGGCGGCAATGAAGCTGCCAAACCAATGCCTGCGGATCAGACAGATGGCGAGCTATAAGCCGACAGAAGGAATGGTCGAAGAGGCCCAGCGTGGTCTTGAATGGCGGCGCGAGTTTGGCCGTGGCGGCACAGAAGTTGGCATTGCTCGTGCGCGTGACATCGTGAACGGCAAGAACCTGTCAGATAGCACTGTGAAGCGGATGTTCAGCTTCTTCAGCCGCCATGAAGTTGATAAGCAGGCAGAAGGCTTCAGCCCCGGCGAAGAGGGTTATCCATCGAACGGACGCATTGCCTGGGCACTGTGGGGCGGTGACGCAGGCTTCTCATGGAGCAAAGATAAGGTAGCGGGAATGGATGAGGATAGAACGTATGACGACGAGCGGCCATATCCTAACGAGCATGCTGCAAGAATTGCTGATCCTGATCGCTTTGATGATTTTCGGCGCGATAATGACGCTGGTGGCAGCGGTGTTGATTATATTTATGGTCTTTTGGCTGATGGTGGCAGTGAATTACAGTCTATTCGATTTGATAAAGACAAGTTTAGTGCGGCTGAAGCACGGGCTTGGTTGAGTGAAAACGATTTTAACGCTATAAAGTTCGAAGAAGCCACTGAGGAAAGAACCGTGGAAGAAGCACCTGAAGTCGCCATTGAAGGGCCTGTAGAGGCTACAGAGGCGCTAGAAGCCACACCAGTGGCGGAAGAGCAAGATCGCAAGGCTGCGCCAGAAGTTGTGCATCGCGCAATGGATATGGAAGCACAGATTGTTGATGAAGAAAAGCGGACTGCTCACATTGCAGTTTCGTCAGAATTGCCTGTCGAACGCTCTTTTGGCAAAGAAGTGTTAATGCACGAAGACGGTGCAATCGATATGGAGTTTATCGCGTCTGGTCGGGCACCATTGTTGCTCGATCACGACATGGAGCGCCAGATTGGCGTGATTGAATCTGTCAGCCTCTCGGATGACCGCAGACTACGAGCCAAGGTCCGGTTCGGACGTTCTGCGCTTGCCCAAGAGGTTTTTCAGGATGTTGTCGATGGTATCCGCTCGAATATTTCGGTCGGGTATCGCGTCAACGAAATGTCCAGAGATGACAAGCAGCGGGATGTTTACCGTGTGCGGTCCTGGAAACCCTTGGAAGTATCCGTTGTTTCGATTCCGGCTGACCCGTCAGTTGGCGTGGGACGTAGCGCGGCTGCTCCTGAACCCTCACCTACTGTTGAACCATCAATTCGCAAGGAGGACACTATGTCCGAAGAAGTGAATCTGGATGCGGTTCGGGCTGAAGCCGCTAAGGAAGCTGCCCGCAACGCCTCCGACATTATCGCACTCGGCGCTCGTCACAACAAGCGTGACATGGCTGAAAAAGCTATCGCTGAAGGCAAAGACATCTCTCAGTTCCGTGGTGAACTGCTTGATGTTCTGGGAACTGAAACCCCACTTGAGAACACCGACATTGGCCTGAGCCGCAAGGAGCGTAAAGAGTTCCGCCTGGTTCGCGCTATTGCCGCTCTCGCTAATCCGAATGACCGCCGCCTGCGTGAAGCTGCTGCCTTCGAATTCGAAGCATCAGAAGCTGCTGCACAGCGTTATGGCCGTTCGGCTCAGGGCGTAATGATCCCAACTGACGTTCTCGGCACCTGGAAGCGTGACCTGAACACCTCGGATGACAACGAGCTGGTCGCAACTGACCTTCTCGCTGGTGAATTCGTGGATGCTCTGCGTAACGCATCTTCAGTCATGGCTGCTGGCGCTCGTATGCTTACGGGTCTGAGCGGCAACGTGTCGATTCCGACAAAGGCAACCGCTTCGGCTGGTGGCTGGATCAGCACTGAAGGCGGTGCATCTTCGGAAAGCGAGCCAACCTTCGGTAACATCTCGATGACTCCGAAGACTGTTGGTGCGTTCACTGACATGACTCGCCAGATGATCATTCAGTCTTCGCTCGACATCGAGGCACTGGTTCGTGATGACCTGACTCAGGCTCTCGCAATCGCTATCGACAAGGGTGGTCTGGAAGGCTCAGGCTCAAGCGGTCAGCCAACTGGTATCCTGAATACCGCTGGCGTGAACACAGTAACGGCGTTCGCCGCTGCTGTTCCAACCTTTGCTGAAATGGTAAGCCTTGAAACTGCTGTTGCAGAAGACAATGCTCTGCTCGGCAACCTTGCTTACATCACAGACGCAGCTACGGCTGGCGGCCTGAAGACGAAAGCAAAGGACGCTGGTTCTGGCCTGTTCGTTCTTGAGAACGGCGAAGCTAACGGCTACCCGGTAATCGTTTCTCAGCAAGCAACTGCTGGCAACGTCTATTTCGGCAACTTCAGCGACCTCCTCATCGGCATGTTCGGCGGCCTCGATATCACTGTTGATCCGTATAGCTCTTCGAACACGGGCACAGTCCGCGTTGTCGCTCTCCAGAGCGTTGACGTTGGCGTTCGCCACGCTGTTTCGTTCGCTTACGGCAACGACGGCGCATAAGTCTGGTTGGGGGAGTCGGTTGAATGGCTCCCCCACCATTCTCAGGAGTAGACCATGCAATATAAGTGCATTCGTGGTGTAGTGACTACCAAGGGGCCGATAGCCATTGGCGACACTATTGAACTGCCAGATTATGAGGCAAAAGTCTTGCTGGCTCAGGGTAAACTCGTCCCACATCACGAGGAAGAGATTCGCACAACTGCCATTGAGGAAGTTGTGAAGCAAACTCCGAAACGTGGCAGAAAGCCGCGCAATGGCCGTTGAGACAGCCACAGAACTGGCAATCTTCTTCGATGTCGATGACTTCGGCACCGCAGCCACCTACACGCCTGTGGGTGGCGCTGCTGTAACAGTCAACGGCATCTTCGATGACCCACAGGCCAGCCGCAATGCGACTGATATGTTGGACATCACCATCCCGGCACCACAATTCGTATGCCGCACTAGCGATGTCGCCAATGTGGCTGAAGGCGATAGCTTGGTCGTGAACAGTGTTTCATACATTGTCAGGGTTACTTTGACTGATGGCACTGGTGTGACCACACTGCTTCTGGAGAAGGTGTAATGACGCACGTTCGCCAGCAAATCAGAAATCGTATAGCCACGCTTGTTACTGGCCTGCCCACAACGGGTTCCAGCGTCTACAAGATGCGTCAATACGCACTCGATGATGCCAAGCTGCCTGCCTTGTGCGTTTATACAATGGACGAGAGCAGCAACTTGATAACAGTTGGCACACGCACTCTGCGGCGAATAATTAACGTGGCCGTTCAGGCTTTCGCTAAGGGTAGCAGCACAACAGTATCTGACACGATTGATACTATGTGCGTTGAGGTAGAAGAGGCCATTGCGGCGGACTTCAACCTTAACGGCCTGGCGAAATCATGTATCCTTAATTCGACTGAAATTGACATCAATGTCGAAGGAGAGAAATCCATCGGCAGTGCGGCTATGGTTTTCAGTGTCGAATACATAACCACTATTGATGATGTGGAGACAGCGCGATGAAAATGATTAAACTCCATAAAGGAGATACAGAGATTCTTGCGCCAGAGACAGATGTGGAGTATCTAACATCTGTTGGCTGGAGCGAGGATAAGCCGAAGGCCAAGCCAAGCAAGGCAAAGTCTAACCCCGAAGAGCCGCAGGAGATTGATTGATGGCTACTCACACTGGCAGCGAGGGCACTGTAAAAGTGGGTGCCAATGCAATCGCTGAAATCCGTTCCTTCTCGATTGAAGAAACAGCAGATACCGTCGAAGATACTTCGATGGGTGACACTTATCGCACACACAAGACAACTCTGAAGAGCTTCTCTGGCTCGGTTGATGTGTTCTGGGACGAAACCGATACTGACGGCCAGACCGCTCTATCGGTTGGCTCTGAAGTAACCATCAACTTCTATCCAGAAGGCGATGGAGCTGGTGGCACCTATTACACAGGCAGCGCGATTGTGACATCAAAGAGCGTAACAGGTTCTTTCGATGGCATGGTTGAGTCCAGCATCAATGTTCAGGGAACTGGCGCACTCACAACGACAACCGTATAATAAGTTTTAGGAGATAGGATTATGAGCATTGCGGAGCGCATAAAAGAGCGCAGCCAGCGTCGAAAAAGCATATTGGTCGCGGAGTGGGGTGAAGACGAAGACACCCCACTCCCGGTCTACTTTGGACCGCTGGTAGCACGTGAACTGAATCAGATTCAGCGTAAACACCCGAACTTCCTGTCTAATGCAGGGCTTGAAGGCATGGTCGATTTGATTGTGATGAAGGCCGAGGATGGTGACGGAAAGAAGCACTTCACCCTAGAGGATAAGCCAATCCTGATGCGTGAGGAGGTCCATGTGATTTCCCGCGTTGCTGGTGAAATGCTTAGTGGCGCTGACAGCGTTGAGGACCATGAAAAAAACTGACCAATGATCCGCTTCGGTATAATCTCATTACCTTGGCGGATCGGCTCGGAAAAACAATCGAGGAAATTGAATTAATCACGATTGACGAGTATAACGAATGGGTCGCCTATTTTCATGTGACTGAAGGGAAGTCGAAGAGTGGCTCAGGTAGTTGAAACGACAATCGCCAACAACGTCACGGGCATGGGGGAAATCTCCAAGCTCATAAATAAGGTTGGGGAACTCGATCAGGAACAAAAGCGTCTTGCCGCAGCCATGTTGCAGGTGAAGGGGGCGGGCGACAAGCTAACAAAAAGCACTAATAATGTCGCCTCTGCCACTAGGGCCCAGGCATCGGCGGCAAACGAGCTGCGTAATCGCTTAGACCCGATGTTCGCCGCTCAAAAACGATTTAACCAACAAATGGATGAGGCCGACCGCCTGTATGAAGCGGGCGTTATTTCATTGAAAGAATATACTGCCGCACAGAAGCAAGCGCGAGATGCTTTACGTCAACACGCGCAGGCAGTTCAGACTGGAAATGAAAACAACCAGAATAACATCAATAAGCTGGATGCTACGTCCAAGGCGCTTCGGCGACAACGGCAAGGCTTACAGCAAGTCGGGATGCAGGTTAATGACTTTGCCACCAGCGTCAGCACTGGGGCGAGCATCACAACCGCCTTTAATCAACAGATTGGTCAACTGGGATACGCCTTGTCGATCATGGGTGATGCCCAGGGAGAGGCTACAACCAAGTTCCAGAAATTTGGGCAGTTCCTTGCTGGTCCTTGGGGGGCGGCGCTTACGATTGCGTCAATGCTTATTGGTCAGATGGCTGAGGGCATGTTTGAGGCTGAAGATGCCACAGTGGATTTAGAAAAGGGGATGGATTTCGCCGCGATGTCTGCGGGGCAGCTAACAGAGGCAACCAAGCTTCTGAAAGAGGCCAACGAAGATTATCAGAAAGAGGCCCGCCAGAGCCTGACGCAGACACTCGCGTTAACAAAAAGCCATTACGAGAGTGCTAAAGGTAGGCTCGCCGATGCAAAGGCCGCACTCATGCAACGCATGGCTAATAGAACAACCATTGGCACTGATCCAGCCGCAACAGCCAGTTTATCAAACACTTCTGCGGCCTTGGCGCACTTACAATCTCGGATTGAAGGCGCGAACTCCAGCTTGGCAGAGGCGGAGGGACGATTCCTTGGTGCTACTGCTGATATGATGCGCTATGTCGCAACCACGGATTCAGCGACACGCGCTCAGGATGAACTTACCGAAAGCATTAACCTAGCTACCGCAATGATTGCCGATGGCACACTTAGCGTATCCGAAGGAAGGCAGCAGATTGCTGCTTTAGCAGAGGCCCAGGAAAGGCTTAAAGATGCAGCAAGGGGAAGTGGCGGTGCTATCAGGGATAATTCGGCTGCCACACAAGAACATCAAACCGAACTTCAAAAGTTCCTCAAGTCTCAAGAATCTTATATACAAAGTCTAAAGGATGCAATTAACCCAGCCGGAGTAATTCAGCGTGAAATTGATACGCTGAATAGAATCTTTGGCGCTGGGGTGCTGCCGCTTGACGCATACAATGCTCGTCTTAAAATATTGCAAGAACGTCTTGATGCACTTCAGCCTGCTGATGTAAAAAAGGATATTGACGCCTTTTTTGCTGGCGAACGGCTGCGTGGTATGCAGCTTGAATTTCAGCCTCTATCGCCAGAATTGCAGAAAATTATTGAGAAGCAAGACCCCTATGCCAATATAAAGGCTCGAAATGAGGAGTTGCTAAAGTCCTACGAAGCAATCGGCAATGCTGTAGCCAATGGCTTCAAGGGAATGATAACTGGCGCTCAGAGTTTTGGATCTGCCATGAAGAGTGTCATCCAGTCTGTGATTGATGAACTGTTCCGTTTGTATGTCGTTCAGCAGATTGTTGGTTTTGTGACAAGCGCCCTCGGTGGTGCATTTGGTGGTGGGGCGCAATCGACTGGTAGCACAGGAAGAATCGGAGGCTTTAGAGCGCTCGGTGGTTCTGTTAGTGCCAACACGCCCTATGTTGTCGGTGAGAAGGGGCCGGAATTGTTTATGCCTAGCAAGTCTGGCACGATCATCCCCAATCAGAATATGCCAAATAGTGGCGGCGGCGGGATGGTCATCAATGTAGACGCTCGCGGCTCGTCTGACCCAGAGGCTGTTCGTCAGCAAGTCCAGCAAGGCATTCTGGAGGCCGCACCAAGCATTGTGGCTGCTGCTCAAAACCGCACCATGAACACGCTGCGTAGGCCGCGTCTGGCAGGGGCACTATAATGGCGACTATAACCTTTCCAACCAGCCCGAAGCCCGCAGGCATGACATGGAAACTCATCATGCCTTCGCAGAATAACGTCAGCGGCTGGACAGGTGCGCGTCAAGTGCTTGCATCTAATCGTGGCTGGTGGGAGTGCCAGCTCACCTTGCCACCAATCGTAGGGGCATCAAGCGTCAGTCCGTGGCGGTCATTCATCGCTAAGGCTCGCGGCATGACCAATGACTTCCAGGTTCCTGTTGACCCGACCGCACAGTCCAGTGCGCCGCAAACCCCGCA